GGGAGTTACTAGAATGATTAAAAATATAATATGCAAACAAATTTGTGGTGAAGTGTTAAATATGTACAAGAATAGTTTTGATAACCAAGGGATAGACTTTAACATTTTTATTAACACATATGCTTATAATGATTATGTTGAATGGGCAGACGGATCAGAGTCTGAGATCATTAATGGTTTACAAAGTGGTAAAAGGTGGACCACATTTATAAATAGTTGGACTAATAGGGTATTAAATGAAATGGCTAAAGATGATTATAATAACACCAACATTGATCAAATTGAAGACGCCTTAATCACAACCCTTGGTGATGATGTTACTGGCTTTTTAGATAATGAGTTGCAAGCATGGGAGTTTCTTGATATTATTGAATCTTATGGATTTAAAATAAATAAAAGTAAGACACATGTTGAGCGTGATAAAGGTGAATTCTTAAAAATGCATTTTGATACGCAGTCAATTAGTGGTTTGCCTCTTCGTACTATAAGAAGCTTATTGTTTAGTACGGAGGAGGAAGAAAGTGTTAGTGTGGAGGATAGAAAGATGATGAGAATAGACAGCTGGGTAAAATTAATATCAAGGCTATATCATGGTAATAAGTTTAATGACTATTTTAATGTACATGAACTGAGTTATTACAAACCTCTTATTATAAGTGATTTGTTTAATGCATTTAAAAGAAGGATAAGCGTAAGGACAATAAATAGTTGGTTAAGTTCAAGTAGTATATTTGGTGGAGGTGGTCTAAATACTAAACCACAAATGAATTTAAGTTTAATGATCAGTTCACAGGAAATAGATTATAACAAAAAAGATTTAAAGATACTATATAATGCTAATTTTAAGTATATAGATGAGATGAATAAGCTGGGTGATAATGTTAACAAAAAGAAATTTATAAAGCAACTGAGTGAGTCCCTAGTTTCAGAGAAGATTAGAAATATAGCCATAAAATTTACTAACTACAATGAAATTAGAAATGTAAATATACTTGACAAAGGTCTCGAATTAGTGAAATTTAAGGTGGGGAAAGTTTTAATAACTCAGTTTGATAGAATATATCCAACAATTCAAGTACAAAGTGAGCCAGGAACATACAATAATACTCTATTTAATACAATGAGGAGTACTCTTAGATTTTCAGATGTAAGAAAAGACTATGACGAGCCGGGTAATTTGTATGATAATACTGGTGATCACAG